GGTGTCTAGCATTACCCCACAGAAGGGGGGGTTTTTTCATTCCCCCCCAATGGTGGGGGTTGCCCGCGAAAAACGCGGGGGGGTGCAAAAATAGTAGGCGACCCTGTGAGATATTGGCCAGTTTATTGGCCAGTTATATAATTATATATTGATGACGCCGCTGACATTCCCGCTTCATATTGCTCGAATGTCATAACTTCCCATGCTCCGCTAAGTCTATAGCTGTCGTATCTTTTTTCTCTGTCTCTATACATCTTATTTTTTAGTCTCATTCTAAAATAAGCATCCATTTCTGCCTCTCTATGCTGCCAGTAGCCACCTGCAGACGAGGGGCTCATAGGAATGCCATAAGAACCAGACCCAGACATTCGATTGGCAAAAGCGGCAGCTTTACCAGTATCATATCCATTAATAATCATACCTGTTTGAAAATCGTATCCCCAATCTATTCCTGCATAGTCATTAGCCACTGGGTCTCCAAATCCATTACCATCCAATCCACCAGCACCAAACCCCCCAAGAGTTCTAGGTTGCTGAGCATAAACACCATTACATGTCACAAGCACAATCAATACTACCAATATTTTTTTCATTTTTTATTCCTCAATTTAATAAATATGGCAGAATGACGTTTTGAATCTAGTTAAAAAACTAGATGACGCACTGAATCCTGCCTTCTCACATTATACAGTGACATTCTTGTTGTGTCAACCCTTATCATTCTACCGTGACACTTTTCGCCAAATTCCTTGGCCTATCTACATTTTTTTCTCTTTCTATAGCACTATAAAAAGCAAAAAGCTGCAAAGGAACAACAGATAATATGGGACTTAAAGAAGAAATAATATTTGGTACCACAATGTTTTCATCAATTAATTCAGAAGGACTAATCAACATCAGATCAGACGTCTTTCTTGCATAATCTATATTAATAATCTTGCCTCCTCTACTTTTGATTTCCCTTATAGTAGAATCCATCTTAATTTGTTGTTTAATATCATTATTAATTACTATTGTTGCCGTTTTATCGTCTACTAGCGCTATCGGCCCATGCTTTAGCTCTGCTGCTGCATATCCTTCTGCATGATTGTAACACAATTCTTTCATTTTCAGAGCCCCCTCAAGAGCAACAGGATAATTGTATTGTCTTCCTACAAAAAGAAATCTATCATAATTTTTATATTTTTTTGCAATATTATGAATCTGCTTGTCTATGTGCAATATTTTGATAATACTATCGCTTATTTTGCCGACGTCCGACAATATAGCCTTTCTCTGTTCTGTATATATATCTCCACCCTCTTGTTGCTGTATCCACAATGCCATCATCATTAAACATATAGTCTGGTTTGTAAAAGCTTTGGTACTAGCAACCCCAATCTCTATCCCTGCTTTGATATAAATTCCTGCGTCTGTTAGCCTGCTAATAGAAGAATCTACACTATTACACACCCCTAAAACAACACATCCAGACTTTTTCACTTCTTTAAGTGCCTCTATAACATCTGCAGTTTCTCCGGACTGAGAAATTCCTATAACTATGTCATTCTTTCTTATGTTTTTATTTTCTCTATATCTAAATTCACTAGCATATTCCACACTTACTTTTTTATTTGTAAAATGTTCTATGTAATACTTGCCCAATAATCCAGAATGATAGCTAGTTCCACAAGCTATGATTGTAATGTGCTCAGATTCTTTTATTTTTTGAGATATTTCTTCCAATCCCCCATAAACAATCCTATATCCATTAATTCTTCCTGCCATAGCATTAGATATTGCCAACGGCTGTTCGTATATTTCTTTTTCCATAAAATATGAAAACCCCCGTTTATCTGCATCATACCAATCTCTAGCAATTTTTTCTATATCCAGACTTATTATCTTATCAGTATTAACATCAAATGATTCTATTTTATTATTTATTCTGATTACATTCCCGTCTTTTACATATATAATTTTTTTTATCTCCTTAGGAAAAGCATACGCATCAGAAGCCACATAATAATCGAGCCCATTTTCTTGAATCCCTACAACCATAGGACTTCCATTTTTCGCACATATTAACTCATTATTATTTCTTTTATCTATAACAATAAAAGCATAAGCCCCCACAATTCTTTTCATAGCCACCTTTACTGCGTCATATAGTCCTATTGCATTATCCATGAAATAGTCATATATTAAATACAATAAGACTTCTGTATCCGTATCTGATAAAAATTCATATCCCTTGTCTATTAGTTCTGCTTTGAGAGATTCACTATTTTCTATTATACCATTATGAACTATGGCCAGTCTTAAATCCCTAGTAACATGAGGATGAGCATTCCTTTTAGACGCCGCCCCATGAGTAGCCCATCTAGTATGTCCAATACAAATTTCCGAATTAGCATTCAGATCTATCTTATTCATTAGATCTGCCACACAACCAGGTTGTTTAACTAGATGTAATATATCATTATCAATATAACACAGGCCCGCACTATCATACCCCCTGTATTCCAATTTCTCCATGCCCATAATGACATTAAATACGGCATTATCTTTACCTAAATAGGCTATAATTCCACACATATAATTAAGATCCGTTTTGTATATACCACCTAATAGTTTCTCTAATACCGTCTATAAAATTTGTTCTAGATTCCCATCCCAATAAATCTTTGGCTCTAGATCCGTCTAGACACCTTCTGGGTTGTCCATTAGGCATACTATCATCCCATTCTATTTTTCCGTCATAACCTACATGCTCACTTATTATCTGCACCAGTCTTTTTATTGTTATTTCTCCAGACCCACCCAAATTAATAGGTATAGGATTTTCTATATTGCTATCTACAGCCCTAGATATTGCGTCAGCAGCATCTTTTACATATAGAAATTCTCTACTAGCACTACCATCACCCCAACATTTAACAATACGATCTCCATTATTCTTCGCCTGGTAAAATCTTTTTATTAATGCTGGTATTACATGACTACTATCTTCGTTAAAATTATCTCTTGGTCCATATAAATTCACTGGCAACAGTACCATACTTTTTAAACCATATTGATCCCTATAAGCCTCCAGCATGGTCATAATAGTCTTTTTGGCAATCCCATACGGAGCATTAGTTTCCTCTGGGTATCCATTCCACAAATCATCTTCTTTAAATGGAACTTCACAATATTTAGGATAACTACACACAGTCCCTATATGAATAAATTTATCCACACCATATATCCTACTAGCCTCTACCAGATTAATTCCCATCATAACATTATCATAGAAAAATTTGCCAGGATTTTCCCTGTTAGCCCCAATTCCACCCACTTTTGCTGCTAAATGAATAACCACATCAGGTTTGATTGTACTAAAAAGCCTTTCTACCTCTAGTTTTTGCGTAAGGTCAAAATTTTTGCTTCTAGGCACAAAGACTCTATGATTTTGTGATATTTTTTCTACTACAAAACTTCCTAAAAAACCAGCACCTCCTGTGACCATTATTGTTTTCTTCACTGATTTTCTCCCTTTTTTCGGGGTCTACCTTTATTTTTGCTGATATTCATATTACGCCTTTGTCTTCGAACCATACTACTAGTAATAGTTTCTGCTGTTATTTCTGAAAGTTTTTGAGCTACAATTTTATCTGGAATATCGGAACAATGGTGTTTTATATATAATAGCTCCTGATCTGTCCACTTTTTATATTTCATTTTTTCCTCTTGACTTAATTGGCCGATTATTTATTATAATACATCCTAATACCCTAAACGCAAGATTATATTATGATTAAAAAACTAATTTCTTCAATATTAAAAGTAACAGCATCTGAACACTTGGACGTACAGCAGGAACTAAACCAAGAGGATGGAGAAAAAACCATAGCACAACTATTACATGAGCAAGAAACAGAAAACCAAAAAAACAGCGCAAAAGAATAATACCAAAAAAAATAAAGTTACTAAAACCAAAGTCACAAAAAAGAAAACAGAAAAGAAACCAGAAGTAAAATTAAAAGTTTCTGATAAAGAGTTTCTAGAAGTATTGGATAAAATTACCCGTAAATTAATTCATAAATTTAAATTTGGATATCATAGTTTAGAAGACATGAAACAACAGGCATCCGTATTTGCCTTAGAGGCCTTAGATAGATATGACGGAAAAAGACCTTTAGAGAATTTTTTGTGGACTCATGTAAGAAATAGGCTTTTCAATTTTAAAAGAAATAATTATCAGCGTCCGGATACTCCTTGCATAGGATGTAAATTTCATGATAAGAATCTAAAAAAAACATCCCATGGATGCTTAGAATATTCTAATAAATTAGATTGTTCGCTTTACAATAATTGGTACTCAAGGAACGAAAGAAAAAAGAATATTATGCAACCCTCATACATAGAGAATGAACAAGAGATTTTTCAAAGCTCTATAACAGAAAACAACGTAGAGAACCAAGAGATTATTGCCTTTTTAGATAAAAATATTGATGCAGAACATAGGGAATATTATCTGAAACTAAAGCATGGCGTTAAAATAAAAAAAGAAAAGTTTGATAAGCTCAAGGACCATATATCATGTCTATTAAAGGATTTTAATAACAATGTCTAAGAAAAAAGCCCTTAAAAAAAGAGGACAGCTTAGCTTACAAGAAGCAGAATTTATTAGAGAAAACTACGGTATCCTGAGCATTGAAGATATTGCTGATCATCTAAATCGTAGTACCGCTCCTATAAAAAGATATATAGAAGAACATAATATTTTTGCTAACTCGGAAGAAGCTAAGGATTATCAAATACTCAAAGATAAACTACATGCCAAGTCTTTTTGGTTAGAGATAAAAAATCAGTTTGATGAAGCTAGTGGTGAACTTGAATATTTTGAAAGCACTTGGGTTAGTCTTATGAAACAATTTAGAGAAGATGTTTTGGCAGCAGAAGAGCTTCAGATTAAACAGTTTATAACAATTGATATTTTGATTAATAGAAGCATGAAAGAGCGCAAAAGGCATATAGCAGAAACAGAAAAACTACAAAAAAAAGTGGATGAAGAATATGCAAAAGATGAAGATGATAGAGATATTCCTAAGCTTGCAAATTTAGAGACTCAACTTAGCTTCGCAAGAAATAGTATTGCAAATTACACTAATGAATATACAAAATTACTTAACGAACAACAAAAAATCAGTAAAGATCTGAAAGCCACTAGAGAACAAAGAATTAAACGTATTGAAGATGGTAAAAGTAGCTGGATAGGATTAATCAGAATGCTAGAAGACGAAGATATCAGAGAGAGAGAAGGCAAAGAGATGGAAATTTTAAAAACGGCTACAGACAGCTTTAAAGATAAACTGAGTGAATATCACGAGTATGAGGATAACATAGTAGATCAACCCTTTTTAACTCCAGAAAGCGTCAAAGATGAATAAAAAAGCTTGTATTACAGGAATTAATGGTCAAGATGGTAGTTACTTAGCACAATCTTTAATATCTAGAGGTTATGAGGTGATAGGTCTGCATAGAAGAAATAGCACCAACAGCTTAGAAAGACTCGGGTCAATTAATGGACATAAATTATTAACCCTTCAAGAATTTGACATAACAGACCCTGTATGCATAGGACAAGTAATATTAGACCACAAGCCAGATGAATTCTATAATTTAGCAGCTCAAAGCCATGTGGCGACCAGCTTCAAACAGCCTTGTACAACACTAGAAATTAATACTCTTGGAGTTACATATATTCTAGAGGCTATCAGGAATTATAATTCTGAAACGAGATTTTATCAAGCTAGTACTAGCGAGATGTTTGGTTCTAATTATAGTTTTAGCGAACATGACGGTAAATACCAAGATGAATCTACTCAGTTTAATCCTCAAAGCCCATATGCAATAGCAAAAGTAGCTAGTCATCATACCGTTAGACTATACAGAGAAAGTTATGGACTTTATGCCTGTAGCGGTATACTATTTAATCATGAAAGCCCCAGAAGGGGTGAAAATTTTGTTACTAGAAAAATTACTAAATACATAGGTCAATTAATTAATGGACTTACTACAGAAAAGCTTAAACTAGGAAATATTTATAGCTATAGAGACTGGGGACATGCCAAGGATTATGTAGAGGCTATGAGAATGATGCTCAATCAAGAACAGGCAGACGACTATGTTATTGCTACCGGAGAGGAGCATAGTGTTCAGGAGTTTTTACATGAGGCATTTGGTTCTGTGGGATTAGACTATCAAGAATATATAGAGATAGATCAGCAATTTTTCAGACCAGCAGAAGTAGACTATTTAAGAGGAAATGCCTCTAAAGCACAAAGACAATTGGGGTGGTCACCGCAAATATCCTTCTCTTCTTTGGTGAAAGAAATGGTTACTTCAGATATTAAATATTATTCAAATGGCGTATAGAGATTATCAAGATCCATTATATAAAAAATTTAGAAAACAAGTCTTGTCTAGAGATAAGCATCAATGTCAATGGTATGGGTGTAATAATAAAAAGAGACTAAATGTACATCATATAAAAAGGTGGGCTGATTGTCCAGGATTAAGATTTGATATAAATAACGGTATTACTTTATGTAGAGCACATCATGACATGATAAAAGGAGATGAGCAGATTTATGAATCTGTTTTTTTTAAGATAGTGGCAAACAATGCAAAGCGATGATTTTACTATTATAGTTGACTCTAGAGAGCAACAGCCGTGGGATTTTAAAAATTATGCTACAGCTAAACAAAAGCTAGATACCGGAGATTATAGTATCGAAGGACTGGAAAATATTGTTACTATAGAGAGAAAGAAATCGGTTAATGAATTCGCCAATAATATTACAGAGAAGCGTTTTAAGGATTGGACAGGTAGGCTGTCTGAAGTTGAGTTTTCTTATGTGTTATTGGAATTCAATCTTTCTGACGTATTAAGATATCCCGTAGGCTCTAATATACCTAAGCGCATGTGGGATAAAATTAGAATTAGTCCTAATTATATTATTAAAAATTTACTTGAGCTTAATTTAAACTACAATATAGATGTAATATTTTGTGACAATGCAGCTAATGCTGAGCATTTGGCCGAACAAATCTTTAAAAGAATTTTTTACCTAGAAAAAAACAGGAGAACCAGCAATGAAACTTGATAAAACAGTTACTTTACAAGCTATGCCCTATACTGATCAGAGCACCAATAAGGTGGTCAAACCAGAAGCTTTTTCTGTAGATGAATTAAGAATTACTTATTATGACCAGCCTCATATGAAGATTTTGGGAGCTCAGATTGAGAGAGTTCCTCAACATTTAACATTGTTTTTTGGTCCTACTTACGACGAATTAGGAGATACTAGGTCTTTGAGCAAATATCAAGAAAGATTAAAAGAATTAATGGGAGATGATCCTCAGACTTTTCTGCAAGGATTGTTTCCTGAGACTTTAGAATCTGATCCTGATGGCCCTGGCAGTATTTTATCTGGTATGATTAGCACTATGGGCATTAAGAGTACTCCAAATTGTAGCTGTCGTCGACATGCTATAGAAATGAATCAAAAGGGTCCCGACTGGTGCGAAGAAAATATTGGAACAATATTAAGCTGGTTAGAAGAAGAGGCAGGAAAAAGGAAATTGCCTTTTGTTAGAACAGCAGCTAAGATGATGGTTCAGAGATCGATTTCGAAGTCTCGTAGATTAAAAGCCAAAAAAGAAAAAGAAGCCAATGGCTAAAAACACAGTGTATGATGACGCTTGGTTAGGTCTTGGAGATTTAAGTAATCTTTCTATTGGTCATAATCCTATGATCAATCGCACTAAAGCAGACATTGAAAAACCAGATGTTCACTTAATGAGGATTATAAAAAATCCTGATTATATAGCATCTACAGTTAAAATACTATTAAATATACAGCTACATCCCATACAGGCAGCCATTCTTCAAGAGTTTTGGAATAGACCATTTCCTATGTTTATTGCCAGTCGTGGTTTTGGTAAATCTTTTTTAATGAGTTTGTACTGTATACTAAAATGTACATTTGTTCCAGGCACTAAAATAGTTGTTGTTGGGGCTGCTTTTAGACAGAGTAAAATCCTATTTGAATATATGGAAACTATATGGAGAAATAGTCCAATATTAAGAAGTATTTTCAGTGGAAATGAAGATGGTCCTAGAGAGACGTAGACAGATGCACTATCAGACTTGGAGACAGTTGGACCATTGCTGTTCCTATGGGCGATGGTAGTAAAATTAGAGGCCTGAGAGCCCATATTATTATTGCTGATGAATTTGCTTCTATATCTCCAGATATTTATGAGACTGTTGTGGCTGGTTTTGCTGCGGTTAGTGCTACTCCTATTGAAAATGTAAAATTACAGGCAAAAAAACAAGCCATGATAGAAGCTGGTGTTTGGACAGAAGCATTGGAGCAATTAACAGTTACAAAAAGCAATCAGGCTATCATTAGTGGTACTGCAGATTATGGCTTCAAACATTTTGCTCAGTATTGGAACAGATATAAGAAGATTATTGAAAGCAAAGGAGATCAACAAAAATTAGAAGAGATCTTCAAAGGAGAAGTGCCAGAAAATTTTAATTGGAAAGATTATAGCGTTATTCGTATTCCTTATGAGCTGATACCTAAGGGGTTCATGGATGACAAACAGGTAGCAAGAGCAAAGGCTACTATTCATACTGGTATTTATAATATGGAATATGCTGCTTGTTTTGTTAATGACAGCAATGGGTTTTTTAAAAGAAGTCTTATAGAATCTTGTGTAGCAAACGAAGAGAGCCCCATCATTATTAATGATCAAAAAATACTGTTTGATGCTGTTACTCAAGGTAATTCTAATAGGCATTATGTTTATGGCATCGACCCAGCTTCAGAGAAAGACAATTTTAGCATAGTGGTTTTAGAACTACATCACGACCATACTAGAATTGTATATGTTTGGACTACTAATAGGGGAAATTTTAAAGATAGACAAAAAAGCGGATTAGCTAAAGAATATGATTTCTACAATTTTTGTGCTAGAAAAATTAGAAATTTGATGAAAGTTTTTCCTCCGGTATTAATAGGTATGGATGCTCAGGGTGGCGGTATTGCTATTGAGGAGGCATTACATGACCCTAATAATCTAGAAGATGGAGAAAAATTAATACTGCCAATTATAGATCCAGATAAAAGAAAAGACACAGATGATCAACCAGGTTTACATATCTTAGATATGGTGCAATTTGCGAAGGCAGATTGGACTAGCCAAGCTAATCATGGATTAAGAAAAGATTTTGAAGATAGAAGTTTGCTTTTTCCAAGATTTGATAATCTAACTCTGGGATTAGCATTAGAAAAAGAAGGAAAGAATGTACTTGAATCGTCTCTTGATAATCTTTATGATAGTGTAAGTGATTGCATTTTAGAAATAGAAGAATTAAAAAACGAATTGACTACAATAGTAATGAGCCAGACTAGCACGGGACCGAATGCTAGAGATAGATGGGATACTCCTGAAATTAAATTACAGAATGGTAAAAAGGGCAGATTAAGAAAGGATAGATATAGCTCTCTTTTAATAGCAAATATGATGGCTAGACAAGCCAATAGGCCCAGCCAAAGTGTGGATTTTGATAATGTTGGAGGAAATCTTAAACTCATTAGTGATAAAAATAGAGGGGATTTATACAAGGGTCCTGATTGGTTCACATCGGCAGTAAATAGAGATGATATATATCTTGGTGTATATAGATAAAACACCATATTAATACAATTACAATACAATTACATATATTATGACATCAAAAAACAACAATATACCAGATGCAAAGATAGACGATAAAGAAGAAGCATATATTTTATGGGGAGAGGATACGGCTAGCCAAGAAAGAGCAATGAAGGCTTCTGCTGGAGCATTAGAAGAATATGGCGGCATACAATCCTCTAGGGCCAATTCTAGATATAGATTAGATTATTCTGGCCTTGATACATCTACCGATGGTAGGCCAGGCCTTACTAGAAGTGACTATGATTATTTTAGAGACTCCGAAAGGGTTCCTAGAAAAATCAAAAACATATTACGAAAAGCAGACGACATATATCAGAGGGTCGGTTTAGTAAAGAATGTTATTGATTTGATGGGAGATTTTGCTAGTCAGGGCATTAGACTAGTACATAAAGTTAAAAAAACAGAAAGATTTTATCAGGAATGGTTTAGAAGAATTAATGGAAAAGACAGAAGCGAAAGATTCCTAAATAATCTGTATAAATCTGGCAATGTTGTTTTAAATAGACAAACCGGAAAATTGTCCGCCAAGGCTATGGAGCAAATGTATGCCGCTAATGCTGCTGCTGAAATAAGAATATTAGATCTAGATAGTGTCGTTAGACCACAGGAAATTCCTTGGATATATACTTTTATCGATCCTGTATATGTAGATGTTGCAGGAGGTGAAGCTGCTTCTTTCGTTAGAAATAAAATGTATGAACTAAGTCTTCCTGCCTCTTTAAGAAAAATGATTAATGCCCCAGATAGTGATGCGGCAAGGAAAATCATAGATAATCTACCGACTCAAATTATAGAAGCAGCTAAAAGCAAAAAGAAATATCCTTTGGATCCTGAGTCTATTATGGTTTTTCATTACAAAAAAGATGACTGGCAAAGTTGGGCATATCCTATGATTTATGCTATCATGGATGATATTACAGTTATTGAAAAATTAAAACTTGCTGATATGGCAGCACTAGACGGTGCTATTTCCAACATTCGTATTTTTAAGCTTGGTAATTTAGAACATAGAATCGCTCCCACAAAAAGCGCTACAGCTAAATTGGCACAGATCTTAGGCAATAATGTTGGTGGAGGTACGATGGATTTGGTGTGGGGTCCAGATATTGAATTACTTGAAAGCAGAACAAGTGTTCATCAATTTCTAGGAGAAGGCAAATATACTCCTCATTTAAATAGTGTGTATGCTGGACTTGGTATTCCTCCTACATTAACTGGTACATACGGAGCAGCAGGTACGACAAATAATTTTATTAGCCTAAAAACCTTAACACAAAGATTGCAGTATGGCAGAGATGTTTTGGCAAAATTTTGGGAAAATGAAATTAGAATAGTTCAAAAGGCTATGGGATTTTCTACGCCAGCACATATAGAATTTGACAAAATGGACTTGAGTAATGAAGAAAGCGAAAAGGCCTTACTTATACAATTAGCAGATCGCAATATTATATCGGAAGAAGTACTTAAGACCCGCTTTGGTTTTGATAATGATATGGAAAGATTTAGAGTCAAAAGAGAAGATAAGGACAGAAAGAAAAAGAAAATGCCAGCTAAATCCGGACCATTTTCTGATAATGCTTTTGATTCATCCTTAAAGAAAATAGCTCTACAATTAGGTCTTGCCACTCCTAGCGAAGTAGGACTAGAATTAGATCCTAAAAAACGAGGAGAAAAAAGTCTTACAGATATAAAGAAAGAATTGGAGTCTAGTAAAATCAATAATGCCAAGAACAAAACCGGTGTTTCTGGTGAAGGTAGACCTAGAAATTCTAAAGATACTCAAAAAAGAAAAGAAAAACAGTTTGCCCCTCAAACCGGAGCAACAATCATGTTGTGGGCTACTAAGGCACAAGACCAGATATCCAAACATCTTCATCCTATACTTCTTGAATTTTATGATAAAAAAAATATCAGAAGCCTATCTAGTTCAGAATATAATGAATTAGACTCTATTAAAACTAAACTACTATTCAGTGTTAGTCCATTTTCAACAATATCAGAAAATTTAATTAAAGACCATTTAACAAAAATCAATAATCCAGATATCAATAATACAATTTCACTATTTAATAAGTGGAAATACAGTTTACAGTCCGAATTAAATTCGGAGATGTCAATAGAAGACCAGAAGCAAGCAAAGGCCATATTTTATACTTTGGTGTATAGAGACTTTGATACCAGTATGGAGAATAAATAATGATAATATACGAACAAGAAAAGAAGGACGGCATATCTATTGATATGCTATGCAAAGGCTCGATCACCTATGCTAGTTGCGTAGAGCCAATGGAATCTTCTTTATCCATTAATAAAAAAGACTTTAAGTCGCTAGCCTCATATTCAGACAAAGATCTCTACTATACTCAGTCTATATTGGTGAGTAGCAACTGGAATAAAAATGATGATATTTTTGATAAAGCTGAAGTATGGGCAGCTAAAAATACTCCAGAAGATAAGCCTACCAACCTAGAACACGACGAAAATACAATTATTGGACATATTGTATCTAATTGGCCCATCGATGAAAATGGAGAAATTATTCCAGAAGAAACTTCTGTAGCTAATTTGCCAGATAAATTTCATATCGTTACTGCTTCTGTGATTTACAGAGCATTCAGCGACGCTTCTTTAAAAAGCAGAAGTGAAGAACTTATCCATCAAATCGAAAGCGGAAAAAAATATGTCAGCATGGAATGTTTTTTCAATAATTTTGATTATGGATTAATTAATCAATCTACAGGACAATATAAAGTACTTAACAGAAATGAAAATACCTCTTATCTTACCAAGCACTTAAGAGCATATGGCGGGACAGGAGAATTTGAAAACTATAAAATTGGTAGAGTATTAAGAAGTATCACTTTTAGTGGCAAAGGTTTTGTTGACAAGCCCGCTAATAGCGATAGTATAATATTCAGTAAAAATAATTTTTTAGACGAAAAAAAAATTGACCAAAATAAAAAAATAGGTGTATTTGATAATCAAGCATGTTCACACTCAATGGAGAATGATATTATGGCCGAAAATACAACAGCAACAGAGCAAGTTTCAGATCTTGAGACTCTCAACAACGAACTAAAACAAAAGATTGAAGCACTTGAAGCTCAGGTTCAAGAAGCAGCATCTGCAAACGAGTCTGCTCTAAAAGAGCATCAAGAAGCTCAAGCCAAAGCATCAGAAGAGTGTGAGGCTAATTTGGTTTCAGTTAAAGAAGAGCTAGAAGCTTCTCATGCATCGGCTATTGAAGAAATGAAAAAAGAACTCACAGTTGCTGGTGAAGAACTCGCCATTAAGACAGAAGAGACCAAAGCGGAATTATGTGCTATGTACGATAAAAAAATTGCAGAAATGCAAGATGAATTAAATAAAGAAAAAGAAATCGTAGCACAATACAGAAAACAAGAAGAAGAAAGAATGATGGCAGAAATGTACAAAAAGAGAATGGCTAGTTTGGTAAGTGCTGGTTTGTCTGAAGAAGACGCAGAAGCTACTACTAAGCAATTCGAAGATTTTACCGATGAACAATTTGATAGTATTGTAGCAACACTAACTAAAGTTTCAACACAAAATCCAGAGTCAACTGAAGAAGTCGCTGCTGATCAAACAGTAGAGGCTACAGAATCTGGCGCTGAAGAAACTACAGAAGAAGCTACAGATAACGAAGATGACTCTTCAGAAGCTGCTGATATTTTAGATGAAGTAACAGTAGAAGACGAAGTAAATCTTGGCATTGGTGGTGAAGAAGAATCAGAAGCTCAGGCTACAAGAGCTGCTCTGGTAGATTTTGTGTATAGTAGACTAGGCAAGAAATAAACCTATTTAATAAACGGAGAATTAACATGGCTTTAAAACCTGATCGTATCGAAAGTCTTGTAGACATTTCATTTTTCATGAACACCGAAGAAGAACGTGGTGGTGTTGCATGCCTTCTTACTGGAGGTAGTGGAGTTGCTATGGATGACAGCGCTGCTGTTGTTGCATACGCTACGACCCCCAGTGGAGAGACCCCAGTGGGTGTTTTACTTAACGACGTAGTAGACATTGACCTCACTAGACAACATATCAACTTCCATAAAGACGAAGTTACTGTTGGTGGTAAGGTTGCTCTACTGAGAGTTGGACAAGTAACCACAGACCAATTAGACGGCGCACCTACTGCTGGTGACGCAGCCTATGTTGGCGCAAGTGGTCTTTTGACAGAAGTTGCCGAGGTTGGTGCCGCTAGAGTCGGTACATTCCTAAGCGGCCCTGACTCAGAAGGTTTCGCTAAAGTTTCAATTAATATCGTATAAGTTACACCCTAAATGAACGGAGAATTTAACATGTCAGAACAAATCGAAAAATTTCAGCCATCTCCCGAGTTAACCGAGCTTCTTAAGAAATCAGGTTCGGCTAACAGAGAAGAATCGCTAGCTGCAAATGCAGAGTTTGCTAAGGCTCTTGAGCTTCCCCTTCGTCAAGGGGTTTTAAGTGGTAACATTCTTGATGGTATCTTTGAAGCTATCAGACTAGCTCCAGGTGCTACTCCTGAGTTTCCTCTAGATTTCTTATCTCCAGGAAGCGAGAGAGATTTTGTAGCATATACAATCCCTAATCATGGTCGTATTCCAGAACGACATGTCGAAGGCGATTACGTCATGATTCCAACTTATGACGTTGGCGCAAGCATCGACTACCTACTAAAGTATGCAAGAGATGCTAGATGGGATGTTGTTGGTCGTGCAATGGAAGTACTAGAGTCACAATTCGTCAAAAAAATGAATGATGATGGCTGGCATACTCTCCTTGCCGCTGGTGTTGACCGAAACATTGTTGTTCACGATAGTGATGCAGATGTCGGTCAGTTCACCAAGAGACTAGTTAGTCTCATGAAAACCGTTATGAGACGTAATGGCGGTGGCAATTCTGCCTCTAACGACAGAGGTCTACTAACTGACTTGTATGTCTCACCAGAAGCTATGGAAGACATCAGGAATTGGAATGTTGATCAGGTTGATGAGATTACTCGAAGAGAAATTTATACAGCTGCCGATGGTGCTGTTAATCGTATCTTTGGCGTAAATCTCCATGACCTAGACGAACTAGGAGCTGGACAAGAGTATCAACTATTCTATGATGATACCCTAACAGCAACCATGGGTGCCAGCGACGAAGAAATCGTTGTCGGCCTAGATTTGCGTAAGAACGATAGCTTTATCATGCCTGTTCGTCAGGAAGTACAAATCTTTGAAGATGAAACACTTCATCGTCAAAAGAGAGCTGGCTTCTATGGATGGGCAGAAGTCGGATTTGCCGTACTAGATAATCGTAGAGTTATTCTCGGTTCTCTATAATAGGTCGATCAGTACTAAACTGTCAAGAAAAGGGCTAGCAATGGCTGGCCCTTTTTTATTGTATAGTGTATATAGTAATAACTAGTCTATACAAAGATCACAGGAACTACACATGAGTGCAGCACAATACGATTTTGAAATCGAACAAGGTTCTTCTTTTAGGATATCCATAGTTTATAAAGACGACAGTAATAATATAATAGATATTACTAACTGGTGCGCCAGACTTATTTGGAAGACAAATACCAATATTACTACAGAATTCACCAGCGAAAATACAGATTTGGCTAAATATAAATTTTCTATAGATGGAACTGCTGGAAAATTAACCTTAGAGTTTCCCGCCATAACTACTAATGGATTCGACTTTAGTAGTGCTAAATATGATTTAGAACTTCAATCAGATGATGATTTTTATTCAGAAGGCGGAAAATATACATTAAAAATACTTTATGGCAATGTAAAAATAATCAAAAGATATAGTAAGTCCACAGAAATATTGGACTGTGATACATGAGTGGAATAGAGATATCAAATAATTCTCAAAATATACAAATAGAAACATCAATTGGTCATTCAACATGCACAGATGTCACAGTAAATAAAACCAATGTAGAAATAATTACTTCTTCAGAAAACACATCAACCTGCAACACAATAGAAATTGCCCACAGAGACGCACCTAATTTGGAGATAAGTGTTTCTAAAGGAGATCCTAAGCCATCCTGTAATTATATAGACCTGATTACTACTAACCAACATACAGTAGAAGTCAGCAGTGGTTTGGATATTATTTTCCCTAGTGTTTTATCAGAAAATGTGATAGGCTTAACACAACTCATACAGTATTACATCAATAACTTAAATTTAGTAGATGGTGGAACTCCATAATCCAATGTAGGTAATTTTATGCCTAGAAAAACTCTTATACAAATAAGAAAAGGACAGAATTCTGAATGGCATTCTATCAATCCTGTGTTGGCAAGTGGAGAGCCAGGATATGACTTTTCTAATAATTATTTAAAAATTGGAGATGGGCAAAGTTCTTGGGATGACCTAATTCCTATTGGTGGTGTATACGGTAGTGTATATAGAAATTACAAAAATATTGATGAAACTTATTTTGCAGAAGCAGATGATAATGTAATTTTTTGCGATACAGAAAATGGTGAAATTAATATATATCTACATACCGCCATAAATTATGGAGGCAAAGAGCTTATTATTAAAAATTTGGGGGATCATAATGTGGTTATTTTACCATATAGTCCCGAAGAAAAAATCGATAACTCTCCTTCATTTTTATTAAGATACAAAAATGAAAGCGTTACAATATTATCAAATAATCAAAATTGGTACCTACTATAATAACGGAGAAATAATATTATGTCATATAGACCATTAGATAACCCGCCAAATCCCTCGGGATTAGTTTTTTATGGACAATATGGATCAAGTGGAGTTTTTGATTCTAGTTCGGACTTTACTATTGATTTGGGAAATAGTTCGTTATTAATTCCTGACAATGGATATATAGGTTCTCAGTCACCAGATGGCCGACAGGCTATCAGAATTAGTAATGCCGGAGACGTTACTCTTTCTGATGACCTTAGTATACTCGGCAATCTTACTGTCAATGGAACTACAACTACAGTAAATTCTACAACCTTAACTGTTGAAGATCCTATTATTATTCTTGGCAGTGGTAGTCCAACGCTTGATGATAACAAAGACAGGGGTATTTCATTTAATTATTTTGATGGATCTGCAAAGACTGGTTTTTTTGGTTATGATGAAGATGTTGGTAAATTTACTTTTATTCCAGTAGCAACTATAACTAGTGAAACAGTTACTGGTGACGCCGGTACAATAGTTGCTGACTTAGAAGGCACTGCAGATTTTGCCGAACAACTTCTGCCATATGCTATTACAGGCATGCCAGAAGCAAACGATATAAACGCTACAAACGACTATATTCTTATTTGGGATGACAGCGATGGCAGATTAGAAAAAATCAATAGAAGCACTTTGGTCTCTGGTCTTGGGGCGATGAGCAGTTGGACACTTAGTGATGGTTCCAATACAGAGACAATACAAGATGGAAATACTGTCTTGGTCTCTGGTGCGCCAGGTATCGATGTTTTAGTATCTAGTACAGATACCGTTACAATTAGTTTGGATATATCTGAATATTCTACAGTTAGTGCTGCTGTTGATGATAAAATATTAACTCTTGATAGCGATGGTTCTACTCATCAATTAACAACAATCTCAGATCTAGCTGGTCTTTATGCTGGTTCCGGTCTTGTTGAAAGCGAAGGATCTTTACATATCAATGTTGATGGTTCTACGCTGGAGATTTCATCGGATACTTTACAGGTTAAAGACGACGGTATTACATTCAGTAAATTAGCTGATGCTGCTGTCCAGCTTTCTTCAGAAAGTTTTGTCGATAACGATACTACCCTGATGACATCAGCAGCAATACAGGATAAAATTACTGATCAAGTAAGTAATGAGGGCTATTTTAATGTTGCTGGTTCTGGCCTGATAGTTAATTCTGGAAACGATAATCGAATTGATTTTGTTGGTGGAGATGGCTTAAGTGTTACCGAAGACGAAGTAGACGTTCTGGCTGATGGTTCAACCATCAACTTCAATGGGAGTAACCAATTATATGTTCCAGATGGTGGCATAGGTGAAGATCAAAGATCTAGGACGGTACAGACTGCTACTAGTTCAGCCAATATCTCAGCAGATATAGTTTTGGCTAATAGCAGTTCAGATATCGAGCTTACTCTGCCAGCACCTGTTTCTGGCAAGATTATAAGAGTGAAGAATATCAACACTGGTAGAGTAGATATTTTGAAAAATAATACCGATACGGTAGAAGGTACTACTCAAGTTTCATTATACTATCAGTATGAAAGCATGAATTTTGTATCCGATGGGAATAATTGGTATATAGTTTAATAGTCACACTAGAGGATAGAATGTGTATAGTATTACACTTCAGACAAATGACCAGTCAGTATCATCTGGCGAAATAATAGGAAGATTGCAGTTCGCCGCCTCCTCCGAATCGGATGGCGGCGCTTCTCAATCTATTGTCGGTGGACTATACGGAGTTGCACAGAGTAATTTTAGCTCTTCTGCAAATCCTAATTCTCTTTATTTTATTACTTCTGATAATGATAGCAGTCCTGCTTTTCCAAGACTACAGATAAGTTATCAGGGTGATTTTCTACCGATATCTGGCTCATATAATCAATATGACATAGGTGCTAGTAACAACCGTTTTGACAATATATATTCTAGCGGTATTGATACGTATAGCATGCTGTTAAACTCATATGTTCCATCTAATACTACAAATAAACTATATAATGATAACGGTACACTCAAATTTAATGGGAGTGCTATAGGAGGAGCTGGCGGGGGAGGATTGAATGATCTAATTGATGATACTAGTCCTCAGCTTGGTGGAAATCTTGATCTTGACACCTATAGTATTACTGGCATTGGTGGAATAAATATCAACAACGATGTTGTAGCTAGTGGTGAATTAAAAATTGGCGGCTATCAACCTTCTGACCTAGAAAATCCCGGATATTTATCTGTTGGAGAGGTTAGAATTCAACAGGGTGCTCCTCCTACATATGTTAGCTCATATAAATTATACGATATTGTTACTGATTCTACCAACCACAGAGTTGGTATCAATATGCATGATGGTAGTGTTTATTCTGAGCTAGCTCCTGAAAATACATTAGACGTTAATGGAACATTTTCCTGTCCGACCATCGTTGCTCAAGAAAATGGTGGATGGGCGACCGATTTGGGAGGATACTGGTTTTCGTCGGTAAAAGATCTTAGCGTTCAACTTGACCCATCTGTGACTAATCAACAAGCTGGTTCACCAGGACTACTTATTGGAGAAGGAGCAAAAAATTATGCGACTAACAGTATGGTTTTTGCTACTAATTATTTCACTAGTAAAGGAGACGCCCAAAGAGTTTTTCATGTAATACAATATGAGAGTACTGATGCTAGTGACCATTATTTAACTGCTGATAAATCTGGATCAAACTATAGTTCTGCGTTTTATGTTGGTTTGGGTACGGTATTAACTTTTATATTACATATAGCAGCCAATAATGATACAGACGATACAGCAGCTGGATGGATAATCAAAGGGTGTATTAAAAACAGCACAGGCACTCCACAAATTGTTGGTTCCTTAATTACTGAAAATTTTGCAGATGCGTCTATGAGTTCAGCGTCTGTTAGTGTTGTTCCAAATGGCACTTTTGATCGGATGAACATTAAAATTAATGGAATATCGGGGAAAACCATCAGGTGGGTGTGTTCGCTAGATGGTGTGTTATCACGTTTTTAGAGGTTTAAATTATGCCAATTATAAATACAAATAATCAACAACCTGATTGGGCCAACGAAGCTAAGAATAATTTGATAGAAATAACAAATTCGACTTTTGATAGGATGGTCAAGTCTTATAGGCACGGAGTAGATATTTTCTGGAGAAATCCTAGAGCTACTCCTCAAGAAATAGCAGACGCTCTTGGCACAAATGCTGCTGAAATATTTCAACTACATTATGATCTTGGCGAACTTATATATAAATATGATATGAGTGCCATAGCAGATAAGATGACACAAATTGGTAGAGCAACCATGAATGAAGATGGAACAGTCACAATTACTGAGTAGGTAAATTATGTCAGCGAATTTCGGAAATAATGATATCAGCACATCCGGCAGCATAACTGCTGATAGTATAACTGCTGATAGTATAACTACTGATAGCATAACTGCTGCTACTGGAAATTTTACCACTTCATTAGAAGTAAGTGGAATACCTGTGCCTACTGGTGTTGGTACTACTAGTGCTTTTGGGTCTTATGTTACTAAGTGGACAACATCTAACAGTATAGGTAATAGCACTATCTTTGATTATGGATCAGGGGTTGCTATAGGATATGCTTATACATCACCAAGAAAGCTTTTTGTATACGGAGACTTGGGTGTTGATGACGATTGCTATATGCGTGGTACAATTTATTTAGATAGTAACTCCTCGACTAATGTTGGTATCGAAAGTTATGTGGGAGATGGAATAAGAATGTTTATGCCATCAGGCGGTTATTTGTATGTTACCCAGGATAGTGCGAATAGACTAATAATAGATAATAATGGCAATTTTGTATTTAATGAACAAGGATATGATTGTGATTTTAGAGTAGAAGGTACGGGCGATGCAAACCTGTTATTTACAGACGCTAGTACAGATAGAGTTGGTATAGGGACGGCTTCTCCTTCTTATAAGTTAGAAGTAAATGGATCTTTTAGCGCTGATAGTATTAATGTGAGTGGTCAGTATACATTTCCCACCAGTGTTGGAAGTGTGGGAGACAGTCTTGTTTACGCTGGATCAAACCAAGTAGCTTGGAGTGGCGTGTCAGGAGCTTTATCTGGTCAGCTAGACGGAAACTTAGATCTTAACAACTACGACATATTTGGTACTGGTAACATTACGATAGACGGAAACATAACAGCTGAAAATTTCTACGGAGACCTAGACGGTGTTGTAATCACAGAATGTCGAAACGACACTGGAAGTACTATCGCTGAAGGTGCTCCCGTTTATGTTGCTGGGTATTATTCGTCTAATGGCAAGCCTCTTATCGCCCCAGCGGATTGTGCAAACGCCGCAAAGATGCCCGCCATTGGCCTGCTTGCCTCAGAGCTTACAACTGGATCAGAAGGCCACGTTCACGTTTTTGGCTTGGCTCAGAATCTTCCAAGCGCTGTTACTAATGGCTTTAGTGTTGGAAATACAGTTTATGTTGATAATGGGGGCGGCTTGACCAATGTTAGACCAACTGGTGTTAGCGAGTTAGTTCAGAACATAGGGCGCGTTTTAAAAACTGGCACTAACGGCAGGATACTTGTACTTGGTCCGGGTAGAAGCAATGATGTTCCTAACAGTGGACATTTTGAACAGCTTACTGTAGATGGTTATACTGCACTGGCGGTAGATGGCGGAAATGTTGGTATAGGGACGGCTACGCCAGACTTAACTGGAAACGATAAGGGTCTACATATCCATGCAACTAATTATCCAGAAATCAAATTAACTAACGATACCACTGGTAGTACCTCTGATGACGGTTCTATTATTCAGGTTGTAAATTCAGAATTTAGATTTACCAACAGGGAAGATGGAAAAAATATTTCTTTTTACGCTTTCGATACTGGTGGAACGTCTCGACAGAAATTATTACTATCCGAATCATTAATAACAGTAAACGGAGCTGGTATCAATACTGACTTTCAAGTTAAGGGAGAAAACGACGATTATCTAATTTATACCGATGCTAATAACGATAAGGTTGGTGTTGGTACAGCTTCGCTTTATGGAAAGTTAAACACAGCACAAACCACCACAAATCAGAGCAACCAGCAAACCTTTGATATTCGTTCTAATAATTACTCAACAAGCAATGGGCAGTACT